ATATACTGTAATTGATTAGCTAGTTTAGTAATATTTACAAATACATCATCTGGCATTTCACAACCACACTTACAGTCAAACTCACTTTTTTTAAAGTTTTTAGTCATTCTTTTTGTGCGTTTCGTATATCTTTTGCGCTGTATATCCTATTGATAACAATAGTAATATAATCTTTAAACTATTTTCTATATGTGTAAAGCTGATACCTAAAGTAACAGCGTTTAAAATTCCTATTCTCAAATCTTGTATTGTCATTACATTTTATTTTCTAAATACGATACTCCTGCAAATTGGTGCATTCCCTCGCTATCTAAGTCTACGTTATAAGTTTTCCAACCGTAAGGGTGATTTTCTAAACCATTCCATACTACATCAACGTGGTATTTATCACTTAAAACAGGTGCTTTTATTTCTTCTAAATTCTCATTATATTCTCCTTGCTCTAAAATTATATGACCCAGTAATACAATAGCGTGTTTATGTGTTGGATATTCATTACCCTCAAAATCTGTATCAACTCCTAAATCTTTTATTTTTTCTAAAGCCTGTTCTTCGCTTTTAAATTCGTATTTACCTAGTTTTATTTCCATTATATAGTTGTTAATTCTATTGCCTCTGCTTGTGTTAATACCCTGTTGTAAACTCTTAAATCTTTTATTTTAGCTTGTAGGTTAAATACATCGCTTGAAATATCAGCAATCGTACTCCTAACCTCTAATAATGTGTTTGGTGCAAATGTATTGACGCTTGTATCTGTTCCAATTAATTGACCGTTCACATAAAATTTAACCTCATTTAGCTTATATGTTATAGCCATTTTATTAAAATTAGTAACATCAAAACTAGTTGTAGTTATTATCGCTTGTACTGAATTTAAAACCCTTACATCACATCTAATTTGATTATTTGTAGTGTCGTATTGTAAAGTAATTCTATTTTGACTTCCAGCACCTGCTAATTCTATACCATTGCTATTTGTTTGAGCATTTAAAAAAGATGCCATTTCAACAAAAAAAGTACTTTCTAAAGAATTAAATAAACTACTAGAACCAGCGCCATCAATAAAATCTTTTTGCCTTGTTTCTGCAATTCCTGTTGTTTTTATATAGCTTGTTGGATAGCTTCCTTGTTCAACTTGTGCTCCCCAAAAAAACATTGTTCCCGATACGCCATAAGCACTACTAGGATATATGTAAAAAATACTATAACTACCGTTAGCAACATAAGTGCCACCTATCCTGTACCAATCATTACCCACATCTTCTATAAAGGTATTACTAATAGAACCGCTTATTGCACCTGTTGATAAGTTAAAAGTTGAAGCTACCGAATCCACGCCTCTGTATATTTCAATTCTTGTGGTTGTTGTGCTAGTCGATGTATCTAATTTTGCATATAGTGAAACACTATATTCAGAACCATTTATAACGCTGAAGACTTTGTTTTTTTGCCAACTACTTGAGTACGATTGTAGTTTATCAGCAGTTAAATCACCACTTGGCGAAATTAATGTGTTTGATGTGACTAAAACTCCTCCAGAATCACCCCAATTATTAAAATCTTCACTATAATCAACTAAATTAGTCCTTAGCGGTTCTAATAACAAACTAGGGCAATCGCTGTTTAACCAATCTAATCTTGGCACGTTATTAGTAACAGTTTCTATTAAGCCATCACTATCAACTCTTGTAGCTGGTGCATTTCTGCTAAAATCAAAATCTCCTACACCATCAGTAGGTAAAATTGAGTAAACTGTACCGCTTTTATATCCGCTTGGTATTAATGCTAATTTAGGACTTTCCATTATCTCTGTGTTATTATTGATGTGCTTGCACTGTACCACCATTGACCATCAACTTGAAGTCTTAGTGTTACTGTTTCACCTTTATTTATTTCTATTGACTCTCCAAAATCTAATACTACTGTTTCTCTTACATTATTACCATAAGAGCCTGTTTGACTGCCTTTCAAAACTCCATCTACATAAACACTTAAAGTTAAAGAACTTCCGTTAGGGAACTGCCCAGTTGAATAAGGCAAAGATGATAACATAAACTGACTAAAATAAGCGTTATAAGGAACTGGAATACCACCATAAGCAAAAGGGAATGTAGTAGTAGAGCCTGTATCATATAAAGTATAGGTAGAAATACCACCTATATAATGACGCCACGTAACACTAATTTTTTCACTTACATAACCTCTTTTTACGCTGTCTTTACTTATTGCGTTTGATATGTTCCCTCTCATTATTTAAGTTTTTAGTGTCTTTCCTTAAATAATTCATTAACTTATTTAAGTTTTTCTTCTTTACTTTATACTTCATAAAACCCACCCATTAAATACTGTATCTGTATCTGGGCTTATATCGTTATCGCTATTGCTTGTGTACTCAGGGAACTTAGACTGATTAAAACATAAATAATCTACTAGTCTAGTGCTATAATAATTAGCATACTCTCTAGCTTTACCCACTAAATAATCTACTTCTGTTTTATTTACGTTTTCTGCTGTTTCGCTTGAATGTTTAAATACGCCTCCGTTCTTTATTTGATAAGCTGCAAATGGAATATAATTCACTTGCGCAAACCATATTAAAGTCGGCTGTACATAATCTTGTACAAGTGCTAAATAATCACCAGATAAAGTACTGTTTTCAATATCCGTACTTATTCTATTATATAAATCTGTGCCTAGTAAGTTTTGTATGTCAATTTCTTGACCTAGTTTTATAAACTGGATAAATTTATCAGTATCTACATTCCCATCTAAGATAGAGTTTCGTACTAAGTCAGTTCTTGTTATAAATAATGCTGTTGCCATTTAGTTTTTGAATTTCATTTTACTCCAATATTCAGCAGTATAACCTTTATACTTCATATCCTTTGGTGCTACTGGTACTTTTTGAGCGTTCTTAGGGAATTTAAAACCTTTACTTTTAGCCTGTCCGCTTGTTATTTGGCTTTTTTCTCCGTTTTTAATTTGATAGGTTTTTCTAAACCATTTATGATTACACCTTGCTCCGCCTTTATAAAGCCATATTGAATAGGTGTCTGAGCCACCCTTACCAAAACCAGCATTTACAGATTTATTTCCCATTGCAACTATATCCTCTTTGCGATATACTTTTTTAGCACCTACCATTTTAGAGCAAAATTGTCTGCTATTTGAACCAGCTTTTTCTGGTGCATAAGAATAACGTACTAAAAACTGTACACCCTTTTGGCTATCTTGTTTTGACTTACCGTCTTGTGTGCTTTTTGCGTTTGGTTTTGCAGTTCCAGTGCTAACGAAATTCCATATTTTAGATAATGTAGTTTCTTCTTTTTCTGGTTCAGTGTTTAAGTCTGTAATAACTTCATCAAGTTCATCATTTAACTCATAATCTACCTCGCTTTCATCTACTAAATCATACCCCTCAAGTAGCTCTTCTTCGCTTTCTCCTAAGTCGATTAATTCATCAGCAATATCACTACCTAAATCATCAGGTAAATCTTGACTTAATTTAACTCCTGTTTCTTCTTCTCTTGTTTCTGCATCTTCAACGTTTTCTAAGTCTGTAAATTCTAACGGTTGAAGCGTTTTAAAGTACAGTTTAAGGCTCATTTGATTGTAAGCTAGTATGCTATCAAAAGCATCTATTAAAAGCATCTGAAATGGTCTTATTACGGTGTTATCCATTAAAGTACTAGCAGTCTTTAATTCTTCTGCATTATTACCTAAACCGCTACTGTCTTTAATTCCTAAAAGCATAGGACTAACAACCCTGTGTGATACCATAACTTTCTTAGAACTTTCATCACTTAGAAATTGATATTGTTGATGCGCTTCGCTTAATTGTATTGGCTCAATAGTTGCTGCACTTTCTGGATTGTCGTTAAACGCTAGTATAAATTTACCTGCATTACTTGAACCGCTAAACTTTGAATATATTCTATTTTCTAACGCTTGGCGTTCTTCTGCGTTTGGTGTTCCGTTATTGAAATTGATGAGCATTGACGGTGCTAAACCGTTTAGGATATTGTTTAAGTGATAGTTGCTTATCTCCTGCTCTAGTTCTGCGTATTGTAAACCACCTGCATAATCAGGACTAGAATAGTATTTATATCCTGCTCTATAAGGCTTTACGTATATAATCTCTATATTTTCAGTACTACAACCAAAAGCAGGTATTCTAGTTGTGTGCCCTACGTTCTTAACCTTTGCCCAGTT